TAGGGACAGACAAACTTGGACTTGATACCACAGAGATGCGGAATCAACTCAAGACTCAGTTTGGAATAGACACTGTGCCGGGAGATCTGCCAGAAGGCTATGTCAAGGACTCTCAGGGATTCTTGAGAGACATAGCTACAGAGGGCTATTGGCTCTTGGATAATGGCACTCCCAAAAAGACCACTCCTCCCTTGGTCAATGTCCCAATGCCTACGACTAGCGGTGGCGGTGGAACTGGGTCGCCAACTAATACGTCAACTGGGTCGTCAACTGGGTCGTCAACTAGTACGCCTAGCGATACGTCCACTGCAACAGACTCTCAGCAAGCCGGGCCGGGTGACTGGGTATACGACTCAGGGGCTGGAGTGTTTAGGCAGACTGGCGCAATTGAGACTGTTGTTCCTAAAGACGGGGAGTACACTAACGGACAGGTACTTAGCTCTGAAGAGATGGAGGAGAAGTTTGGACGATGGGGCGATAACTCTGCGGCTCCTACTCAGCAGACCCCTACAAACTGGACGAGCATCTTCCAAGCGGATGGAGTCAAAGGGGTTCTCGATGCAATGGCGACCCTTAATAAAACAAAAGAGCAGGTCTCTCAAGAGTCTGGTATTGCGATTGGCGACATTGACAAGGCCATTGGCGATTACAATGCTCAGGGTGCTGGCACTGGTACTAGCACTGGCGGCACTACTGTTAGTCCTACTGTTCCTGCTACCCCTGTGGTTAATGTGCCAACCACAACGCCCACGGTAACCATCGGGCCTCCAGGCACTCCAGGCACTCCCGGCACTAACGGAACTGATGGAACTAACGGAACTAACGGAGGAGATGGCAAAGACGGGAAGGATGGGAGGGATGGGAAAACCGGTCTACTTACCAGTCTTGTGAATGCTACGCCCATTGCCTCACAGCTATTCAAGCCTGAGATATTTAAGGCAGATACAAAGGTCAGCGGATTATTCGATTTAGTTATGAGGGCTAGAGCATGACCTACTTACAGATTGTAAACTCAGTCCTGAAAAGACTGCGCGAGAATACAGTAGATACAGTAGAGTTTACTGAATACTCCACCCTATTGGGAGCCTTTGTTAATGACGCAAAGGCACAGATTGAGAACTCGCACTCATGGTCAGCATTAAGATCTACCAAGCTACTCAATACTGTATCAGGGACAAGCGAATACTCAGTAACAGGTTCTGGAAATCACCCCATTATCAACGCCATTGTTAATGATACCTCAAACTCAAACATCACCTTCAGGGACATGAACTTCTTTAACCAAGCCTACTATAGAGGCCAGGTGTTAAGTGGCTCCCCTTCTTACTTTACGAACATCGGCATTGACGGAAGTGGCGACATTAAGATCAAGCTGTACCCTCAGCCTGATGCTGTATACGCCTTGCGAATTGACGGAGTGTATCCACAAGCAGACCTGAGCGCAGATGCTGACGTTCTTCTGATACCACACAATCCAGTGATACAGCTTGTCTACGCAATGGCATTAAGAGAGCGAGGAGAAAGCGGAGGACAGTCAGCGCAAGAACAAATGATATACGCAGATCGAGTTCTCTCTGACTATATCGCCATCGACGCTAACTACTTCCCTACCGAGACAGCCTTTGTAGTCGTATAGGAAACTTATGGCGCAGCAGATTCAGAACATTACGATCACAGCACCGGGATTCGCAGGGGTTAACACCCAGGATGCGCCTCTTGCCCAAGACCCAAGCTACTGCTCTGTCGCAGATAACTGTGTTATTGACAAGCAGGGCAGGGTAGCCGCAAGAAAGGGGGCTGTGCTACTTACGACTAGCGCCACCCCTCTTGGAAGCTCCGAAGGGATTAAGGCCATCAAGCAGTACCGTGATTCTGATGGGAACACAAAGGTCTTCTCTGTTGGCAACAACAAGATCTTCTCAGGAACAACAACTCTCACGAATGAAACTCCCGGCGCTTACACAATTACGGCTGACGCATGGAAGATGGTCAATCTTAACGACCATTTGTATTTCTTCCAGAGAGACTATGAGCCTTTAATCTACTCAAATCATGCCGCAGCAGTGCAGAAGATGTCCAGCCACTCTCATGCTACCGGAACTCCTCCGGAGGGCAATGAGGTTCTTGCGGCCTTCGGCAGACTATGGGTTGCAGATTTCGTTGGGGACAAGTCCACTATTTACTGGTCCGACCTCTTGGACGGGGCTGTGTGGACAGGTGGGTCATCTGGATCTATTGACATTGCCAAGGTGTGGCCTGCTGGGTATGACGAGATCGTAGCCCTTGCAGCTCACAACGGATTCCTTGTTATCTTTGGCGAAGAATCTATCGTGATCTACCAGGGCGCTAGCGACCCCTCTACGATGACCCTTTACGACACCATATCAAGCATTGGATGCTTTGGCAGGGATTGCGTCACCTCTACTGGTAAAGACCTCATCTTCCTCGATAAATCGGGCCTTAGAAGCCTGTCTAGAACCATACAGGAGAAGTCAGCCCCTCTTGGGGACATATCCAGAAACGTAGCGCAAGACTTCAAGATCTTGGTAGCAGCAGAGACGGGGGTCGTATCTGTCCACTACTCCCCAACAGAAGCCTTTGTGCTTGTTAATCTCCCGTCTCAGTTTGTGACCTATGTGTTCGACACCCAGTTCCCATTACAAGATGGGAGCTACCGGGTGACTACATGGACTGCCATGAGGCCGCTGTGCTTTACGAACCTGATAGATGACACCCTATACATGGGGCTTGAGGCTGGCATCGCTGAATACTCAGGCTATCAGGATAGCGGGAACTCATACGTTATGACCTATGAGAGCCATCCATTAAGTTTTGGAAGCACCTCTACTCTCAAGTTCCTCAAGAAGATTAATCTCACTACGTTTAACGGGGATAGCGCCACAGTCTCCCTCAAGTGGGCCTATGACTACACGGCATCTTACAGAAAGAGTGTGTTTGTGTTGCCCGCCAACAACGTAGCTCTCTATGGGGAGGCAGAGTATAATGAAGGCGATGAATACTCTTCGTCAATTTCACTGATTAATCGAGAGAAGATAAACGCAAACGGCCAGGGAACGGTGGTATCGGTTGGCATTGAAACAGACGTAGATGGTAACTCTATTGCCATCCAAGAATTTAACATTCAGGCATTAGTAGGCCGAATCATCTAGGAATATAACCATGACCTTAGAAGAATTGCAGAAAGCCCTTGGTGGAGTAGGCCAGTTTACAAACAAGTACGGAGATATTCTTGCCGGGATTGGTGGAGCTGCAGCCACAGAGAAAGGTATCTCTGATATTCGGGATACTCAGAAAGGGCTGATGCAAGGGCTTACAGGAAGCACTACTCTTGCAGGGGCGTTCCCTCAAGGGCTGATTAGCTCTGTCAAAGAGGGAATGCAGTTCAAGCCATTTACTGTAACCTCTGGAACTGGCGCTACCGCTCAAACAGATGCCTCCGGTGGATTGAATCTAAACCTTACCCCTCAAGAGCAGGCTCTACAGGAACAACTCTTGGGAGTGACTGGGCAGTTGGCTGGTAGTATTGGATACGGTCGCCAGCAGACCCTCATGGACTTACTGGCTGGGAATCCTCAAGATCAGCAGGCGCGTGAGACAGACATCTACGGCAGGCTTAATGCCATGCAAGCCCCTGAACAGGAGCGGGCAAGGCTCCAGCTTGAGCAGAGGCTGGCTAACCAAGGGAGATTGGGCGTAAGAACGTCCATGTTTGGCGGCACTCCAGAGGCTTTGGCTTTGGAAAAGGCTATCGCAGAACAGCAGGCTGGTACGGCTGTAGACGCAATGGGCCAAGCAAGGGCAGAGCAGGCTCAGTTCTCCACCCAAAGAGCCACGGCCTTGGATCAGATGCTGCGCGAGAACCTGGCTGCTACCCAGTCTATTCCTAATCTCCTCCAAGGGGCTTATACTCCACAGGCAGGATTGCTTAATGCTCTGAGTCCTTCTGTTGATCTCTCACGAATCCAGTCAGCACTACAGGCGGGTGGGACAGAGGCTGTATCGAACCTTGGCATACAGGGTCTTACTACTCAGACTAACCTTGAGTCGTTCATTAACGCCCAGAGACAGCAGCAGCTTCAGGGATTGTTTGATCTTCTGAAGACTCCTAAGCAGGCAGAGAACACACTCAGCTTTCCATTTACACTACAGCAGCTGGCTGCGTATACGAACCCGGCTGCAAACTAAACAACAGAGACTATAGGACACTAAAATGGCTATAAATATCACCTCTCTGTTCCAAGACATTCTTGAGTCTCCTGAGCAGAAGCAACAAAGACAGATGGCAGAAGGCTTTGCAAGAAACCAGAACGCAGTCTCTCAGCTAACAGGTCTTGCTACAGCAGCAGCCCCTTTGGTAGGGACTATGGCTGAACTACAGGGTCGCCGCACTGAAGACTTACAGAGAGGAGTAGGTGGTCTCTTGGGTAGAGATGTTCGATCTACCTCTGAGAAGCTCCAGGATGCGCTCAGTCGATTCAATCCCCAAGACCCTGCAAGTGTATCTCAAACCACTCAAATGCTTCAGCAGATGGGTCTAGGAGCGCAAGGCGCACAGCTTGCTGCAATGGCTCTTGAGGAGCAGCAGAGAAAGGCCGCAGTAGACCTTCAGGCAGAAGCTGCCCGTCAGGCTATTGACCTCAACGTAACTCAAGAAGCGCGGGCTGTAGAAGATCAAACAATGGCTAGGGCGCAAGAGGTTAGGGCTATAGGTGAAAGTGCATTCAGAATGAGAGCGGCAGAGCAGGCATTTAATCAAGCCGCCACTCAGGAAGAAAGAGATGCAGCTCAGGCGATAAGAGATGAGCAGGTGAAAACGCTTAGTCAGCTTAACGCAGGGCTGGAGATTGCACAAAGAGTGCAAGAGCAAATCGACCAGCGAGCAAGAGAAAGCAGCCGTGAAAGCAATGCCGCATCTCTTAGGAATATGGGGACTGAATATGAGCCTTTGGCTATTTTGATGGAAACCCCAGGCTCTGACGTTGTGGGCGTTATGTCTCAGGCTGCAACCCTAAGCGCAAATCTGTTGAGGTCTTCGGCTGAGGATTACAAGACATTAACCAAGGACGAGCAGACCCAAGCATTAACCCTTGTAAAATTGCTTGGCGAAGAGAACCCGCTGGACAACCCTTGGTTTGGCAGCCCAACAGTTCCTCCCGCACAGCTATACAATCAAATTGCCATTGCCCGCAGGATGAATCCAAACGCAGGCATGGAATCATGGGTAGCAACGGCTGCTGCCCAGATCAAGACAGGGCTTGGGCAGGTACTTGAGGATAATGTTGACTCTGTTCTGGAGGCGATGCCAGGAATGCCATCCTCTCAAGCGGCCCCATTAAATATTGAAGCTGCTGCTGCTGATTCTGCTGCATCCTTGTCTAACCCTCCAGTTCCTATCCCTGCAGCTAATGTTGTCCCTACCGTTCCTGCTGGAAGTGCACGAGAGCAGATGCTTGCAAATGCTAACCGCATGGAGGAAGGAATGTCAGGCAGAAGAAGGCAGCAGGCTGTCACCGACACATACAACGTCCTGCTAGCAACCAATAATTCTAACAGGGCGGCTGGCAAGCCTGTTAAAACTCGTCAAGAATTATTGTCAGAAGCGCAGGCAATGGTAAACCAACAGTATCCTCAAGGAAACTAGAATGGCCGACTTCTCCACGCTAAGTACCGCAGATCGGCAGGCTATAGCCAATAAAGATATAGCGTCAGTATCCCCGGCAGGGCTTGCCTTTTTGCAGGAGAATTATTCCGCCGCCCCACAGGCCGCGCCTACCGCTTCCGCGCAAACACAAGCTGCACCTGTAGAGCCTGGAGCAAGTCAGCCTAGCGCAGCAGACAGGTTTGCATACCAATTCCAGAAGGCCGACACAGATGTTAGCAATGCCGCTACCTATCTTGAGAGCAGGTTCCCTCTTGGCAGGATATCAGTAAGCCTCTCAGGCGGTATTGATTACCAATCTCCAGAGGAGCTATACGGCCAGGCATTCATGGACGCCTCCCCAGATGTAAGACGCCAGGTATTAGTCAGGGCTAAGGAGATCTCATTGGCGCGGGCATACCCGGAGCTTGCTGTTGAGGATAACCTTGGGGGCGCTGCCGGGGTTACTGGGATGCTAGTAGGCTCTCTAATGAGTCCCACTACGCTGATCCCCATCTCCAAGGCATACCAAGGATACAAGGCTACTGCGGCAATAGGCGCTGCCTTTGGTGCTGAGTATAGCGCCCTTGACCAGCTTGCAAAGAAGGGAGAGATTGACCCTGTTGAGCTTGCCGGAGCTGCTGGCATTGGAGCTATTGCTGCCCCTGCTACGTCTGCTGTTATCAAGGCATTGACTCCGGCCTCAAGAAGGTCTTTGCTTGGCAGGAAGATTCCGCAGGAAAAGAAGGCTGCTGAAGAATCATTCACCATGATTCAGAATCTTACGGATGACCTTAGTGCCAGCGGAGTGCAGGCCGGGGATTCCATGAAAGAAGCCATCCTTGCGAGAACCGCGCTTACTAGCGATCAGCTTGATGACATACTCATTAAGTCTGATAGAAAGTTGCGCGTTCGTTCCCAGCAAGCAGCAAGAGACATACTATCCGTAAGGGCTATGCAGGAAGGCCAAACTCCTGGGGCGGTTAGCAAGGGCTTTGAAAAGATACTAGGCATCCTGTCCACAAACATTGAGCGCATCAGCCCCAAGGCCCACTCTGCTCTGCTAAAGCATGACTTTAATGTTGGGCAAGAAACCCATGCGTATCGCGCAAAGGTTCAGCCGTTTGTTGAGGCCGTGAAAAAGACATCATCAAATGAGCAGTCTGCCTTGAACAGCATGATGCTCAATGGCGACTATGATGGGATGGCCTCAATCCTTGGCAGGTACTCTCCTGATGCCAAAGCCAATGTAGCCTCAATCAAGAATGTATTTGATGACATAGCCTCTCGCCTTGAGAATGAGGCTGGGTATAAAGGCTTTGAGCCTAGAGAGAATTACTTCCCAAGAATCGTGAATGATTATGACGGCCTGCTGAAGTCTCTTGGGCGAGAGCGCAGAACCCTGCTGGAAAATGCGCTTAGACTTAAAGCTAAAGAAGCGGGACTCTCAAGCGCCAAAGACCTCCCGGCCCTCGATAGAGCGGCAGTTACAAACTCCGTACTAAGGGGCCATACGTTTAACCTAGTGGACGGAAAGCTGTCATTCACTAAGTCAAGGGTATTGGAAAACGTGCTTCCTAGCATGGAGAAGTTCTACGCCAAGCCCCTTGATGCCATGAGCATTTACTTGGAGAGAGCCACCAAGGACATCAACACTAGAAAGTTCTTTGGCAGGGGTAACGCAACCCAGGCTGCGAGAAACAAGAACCTTGGGGAGTCCATAGGAAGCTACATTGACCAAGCCATTCAAGCTGGCGAGATGAAGTATCAGGATGTTGAGAGACTGCAAGACCTGCTGGACGTAAGGTTTGGCGTAGGCGAGCAAAGCTCTTCCAAGATAGTTCAGAATCTTAGAAACATAGGCTACTCAACAACCATAGGCAATCCGCTGTCTGCGCTAACACAGATAGGCGACATAGGGATGTCCGTGTATGTCAATGGATTTAAAAACACCTTCGCCACACTAGCCGGGAAAAAGTATTTTAATGTTGCAGACCTTGGGCTTGATGACATAGCTTCCACTGAGCTTGCGTCCGTTGGCGCTACCGCTAAGTTTCTTAACACAACACTTAAGGCTGTTGGCTTTAAGAGAATGGACAGGCTGGGCAAGGAGACTCTCATTAACTCCTCCTACAGAAAGGCCGTTGGCATGGCGAAGAGTGAGACGGGAATAAAGTCGCTGCGAGACAAGTACGGGAAAGTATTTGAGGGGGAGTTTAGCTCTCTGGTGAATGACCTCAATAGTGGGAAGCTCAGTGATAACGTGAAGCTATTGCTGTATTCAGACCTTGCTGACGTTCAGCCTATCTCTCTATCTCAAATGCCAGAAGGCTATCTTCGGTCTCCAAACGGGCGCATTCTGTATATGCTTAAGACGTTCAGCATCAAGCAGCTAGACATCCTAAGAAAGGATGTAGTCCAGAACATCAAGAAAGGAAACTATGCAGATGCCGGGAAGAATGCAGCAGCCTATCTGACGATCATGCCAATGATGGGGGCCACTGTGCAGGAGGCTAAAGATTTCCTGCTTGGCAGGGGAGGAAATCCTGAAGATATAATCAAGGACAACTATGTCGAAAACCTGTTCAAGACATTCGGCTCGTCTCAATACGTTATGGATAACTATGTGTCTAAGGGGAAGATCATTCCCGCTATCGGGGAGATGATAGCCCCTCCGCTAGACTGGATTGACGCAATAGGAACGGACATATACAAGGCGCAGAAGGGAGAGTTTGTTGGGGAAGAGTCTAAGACTATGGCCCAAGTTCCCGGTGTTGGAAGGCTTTGGTACAACTTCTTTGGTGGCGGAATGGAAAAGGCCATAGAGGAGCGAGCGCAACAGCAATAAAGAAAAGCCCCATAACGGGGCTTATTCTACTCAACCAGCAGGAACTGCTTTGCTATAAAGTCTTTCTCTGCCTGACTAACTCTTTTCCTTTCCCTTTCCT